CACACGCTCAGATGATTGGGCTAACATTGCGCCTATGGAAGAAAAGGTTGAAACTCGTCGCATCACATCAAACGACTTTGAACTTCGTGCTGATCCACAAGGCAACGGCATGTCGTTCACAGGTTATGCAGCAGTGTTCAACTCGCCTTCAGAGCCTTTGCCGTTCACAGAACGCATTGCACCAGGCGCATTCTCTAGAAGTTTGAAGTCACGCAACAACGTGCGTATGTACATGAACCATGATTCAAGCATGCTTCTTGCCACAACCCGTGCCAAAACACTGCGACTATCTGAAGACTCAAAAGGACTGCTCGTTGATGCGTCCCTACCTGACACCACGATTGGTCGTGACCTGTCAGTGTTGATGAAGCGTGGCGATGTGAACTCAATGTCATTCGGTTTCTCTGTTCCTTCAGGTGGCGATGTCTGGTCGGACGATGGACAGTCCCGTGAATTGCGTCAGATCAAACTGTTTGAAGTAAGCGTTGTCACAGGATTCCCTGCGTACACAGCGACAGAAGCATCTGTTCGATCCTTGGATGCGTTGAGTGAGCGCACAGGAATTGATGCAGATCAACTAGCAGCAGCCATCACCACATTGGAATCAGGCAAAACATTGTCACAAGATCACGCAATGTTGCTTCGTGAGACTGTCGCAAAACTTGAGCCAGCACCACAGATCGCACCGGCATCTGTTGGCATCATGGCCAAGCACCTTGATTTGTTAAACAAAGTCATCTAGCATTTCGTCACTGCATAGTTGACGGAGCCGTCAGCGATGTTGCTGTATGTGGAGCCACATCAGGTCGAGAAGTAGTACCTCCCTGCGTATCCCCAATCCATCAACTATCTGAAAGCAGAAAATCAAATGAAAGAATATCTAGACCGTCAAGTCGAAGTCCGTCAACGAGCATGGGACGAAGCCAAGTCAATCTTGGATAAAGCCTCAGCAGAGAAGCGTGACCTCACATCCGAAGAAACACAGACCTATGATCGCATCAACAAAGAACTTGATGAGCGAGCATTGACCATCAAGAAACTTCGTGAAGATGAAGCCCGTGAGCTTCGCATGGATGCAGCAACTCGTGAGATTGCTGATCAAGTCCGTCCGAACAACTCGGTACCAACACCAGTAGTTGATGACGCACAAATCATGCGTTCATTGGCTAAGGGTGAGATTCGTAGCGCATCGTTTGAGAAGCGTGACATCCTCAAGTCCTCAACTGGTTCACCAGTCCCAACATCGTTCTACGATCAAGTGATCACACTTGCCCGTTTGGCAGCTCCAGTTCTCCAGACATCAACGGTGTTGAACACCAATGGTGGCGAGAACTTGCAGATTCCATCGCAGGCACAGTATTCAACAGCAGCAATCGTTGGTGAATCCACTGCAATCGCAGAGTCCGATCCAATCTTCAACAGTTTCATCACTCTCGGTGCATACAAGTACTCGTTCCTTGTACAAGTATCCCGTGAAATGATCGAAGATGCAGGCGTTGATATCTTGTCGTTCATTGCGAACCAAGCTGGAGCCGAACTTGGCTACCGTGTTGGTGCAGCATTGACCACAGGTTCAGGCACGAACCAGCCAAAAGGCATCGTCGCAGCATCAGCTGTTGGCGGTACCGCAGCAGGCACAGCAGTACTCGCAGGCAACGACCTGATCAACTTGTACTACAGCCTTGATGGCGCAGCTCGTAACTTGCCAGGTGTTGGCTGGATGATGAACGGAAAGACAATCGGCGCAGTTCGCTCGATCAAGTCCACCGACGGCATCTACCTCTTCAGCCCATCGTTGGCTGTTGATGTTCCTGACACTTTGTTGGGTCGTCAAATCTTTGAGAACCCAGCAATGGCCGATCTTGCTACAACCAGCAAGAGCGTTATCGTTGGACACCTTCCTTCGTACTACGTGCGACAAGTTGGTGGAATCAAGATTGATGTTTCGGATGACTTCGCATTCAGCGCAGACCTTCGGACTTTCCGCTGCACATTTAGAGTTGACGGGAATCTCCCACAAACTTCACATGTGAAGCATCTCCTCCAGCCGTAAGGCTGAGGGGCTTGTTCCCTTACATCCCATAATTCCCCTAGGCTTAGGGTCGGTACGAACACGCAGGGCGTACCGACCCTATTTCTATTCCCCCCTGCGATCTGCGAAGGAGAAGGAAGTGAAAGATGCTCGTACTAGTCCGAGGCACACCGGTAGAACTACCACCCCAAGAAGCGCAGTTGCTAGTCCGAATGGGCGTGGCACAATACTTGGAAGTAGCCGACCTTCCAACAGAGACTCGCTACGAATCCTCTGGTATTCCAACGCCCCCTTCACCAACAGTGGGTACGGTCAGCAAACAGCGCAAATCATCTCAAGGCTCATCAAAGAAGGCAACGAAGTAGCAGTCCACGCAATGTATGGCCTTGAAGGGTCAACATCAATGTGGAATGGAATCAAGTTATATCCAAGAGGTTCAGCACCATACTCTGATGACATTACTGTTGCTCATTGGATGGATTGGGCAAACGGTAATAAGAATCTGCCACCAATCTTGATGACCTTGTTTGATGTGTGGGTGTTGCAATCAAAGTCTTTTGATCTGTGTCCCAACATCGCATCTTGGGTTCCGATTGATCATTCACCATGTCCACCTGATGTGTTGTCTTGGTGCGCTCGACCAAATGTCAAACCGATAGCGATGTCAAAGTTTGGTGCTTCAATGCTGGATCAAGCTGGCATAGAGAACTTCTATGCACCTCATGGCATTGAGTCTGATTTCAAACCAGGAAGAATATATATCAACGGTCAAACACAGGTGACAGGTCGAGAGATTATGGACATACCTGAAGACAAGTTTGTTGTGATGATGAATGCAGCTAACAAAGGCACGAATCCTTCACGTAAATCGTTTGCTGAGAATGTGTTGGCGTTTGCTGTGTTTGCTAAGACACATCCTGATGCCGTTCTGTTTCTTCACACGGAACGTGATGGTGCGCAAGGTGGGATCAATTTGCCGGCGTTGATGGAAGCGTCAGGGTTGGAACCTGAGCAGTACAAGTTCATTGATCAGTATGCGTATCGGGCTGGGTTTCCTCAGTCTGCATTGGCTGCAATGTATTCGAGTGCTGATGTATTGCTTGCTTGTTCTATGGGTGAAGGGTTTGGGTTGGCTGTGATTGAGGCTCAGGCTTGTGGTGTTCCTGTGATTGTGTCGGACTATACGGCTCAACCTGAGTTAGTTGGTTCTGGCTGGAGGGTTGATGTGCAACCGTTTTGGGATGCAGCTCAACGAGCATGGTTCTGCACCCCTCAGATACCTAGCATTGTGGATGCCTTGAGAGAGGCGTACAACGCTCCTAGGGGCGTGGATCAGGTGGCTGTGGACTTTGCCAAGGCATATCAGGCTGACGCTGTATATGAGGCATATTGGAAGCCTGTGATGAAGGGACTATCAGAATGGTGCCAGTCATCATCATCCCCGTCTTAAACCGATACGACTTGATGGAACGGGCGATCCGTTCGATTGATTATCCTGTTGAACGGCTCATCATCATTGACAATGGTGATGGTTATGACCCTGACATGTTGGCTTGGACTGCGCCTTGGCAACACATTCAGAACTGGTATTTGTGGCGTATGCCAACCAATCTTGGTGTTGCACCATCTTGGAATCTTGGCATCAAGGCGACACCTCATGCACAAGGCTGGTTGCTGTTGAACTCGGATGCATACTTTGAACCAGGTCAACTAGAACATTTCTATGCTGACTGTGAAGACAATATGGTTGTGAGAACGGAACAGAACTGGTCTTGTGTTTGGGTGGGTCAGGATGTGGTGAGCAAGATTGGTTTGTTCTCCGAATGTTATGTTCCAGCCTATTTTGAGGATAACGATTATGAGCAACGTGCGAAGGCGTTCAACATCCCTGTCATGGTTTCGGATGCTGTTGTTGGGCATGACAATTCGTCAACGCTCAAAGCCAATCCTGTCTTTGGCGAAAAGAATCAACGCAGCTTCGCAGACAACAACAACCTGCATAATATGCGTTGGCGGTCAGGGATACCTGACGCTGGGGCTTGGGATTTGGGTCGAAGAAGAACACTTGGTTGGGATTAACAAATGTTGAAGATGGTCGTTATTTCACCCAATGTTGCTGTGACTGGTGGTGTTGAAGCGTTACATCAGTTGGTTGCTACAGCCAACGAGATAGAGCCTGGGTCAGCTGCCATTCTCTATTATCCTCAGCCTTCAACCCATAATGCGTACAGTCGGTATGACTGTCCTGTAGTGCAATCTGTTCCTGCTGGTGTGTTGGTTGTGTTGCCTGAGATATGGCCACATTTGGCTCAACAGTTTCCAACGAATCGTTGTGCGTTGTGGTGGTTGAGTGTTGACAATTTTGGTTCGCATGGTCATTCTGATTGGTCTGGTATTTCGTTGCATCTGTGCCAGTCGGCGTATGCGTGGGAGTATGTGCGTCAGAATGTTGGTGGCGATCAGTTGATGCTGACTGATTGGGTTGATGTTTTAGATGTTGATGTTGCGAGGAATCACCGTGTTGTTGTGAACCCTGCCAAGGATGCAGGGTTGTTGAGACCATTTGTGGCTGCTCATCCTCATGTGGACTTTGTTGAGTTACGTGGTTTAGATCGTGCCGGTGTTGCTGGAGTGTGGTGGTCGTCGCAGGTATATATAGATTTTGGTCGTCACCCTGGTAGGGATCGACCTCCTCGTGAGGCTGCGTCTGCTGGTTGTGTCGTGTTATCTACGAAACTTGGTGCAGCAGGTTTTGACGCAGATATGCCGTTGGATGATTGCTACAAGTTTGATTCTTTGAATGAGGCTTCGGTTGCGTTGCGTATGGTGCTAGATGACTGGCAGAAGCATCATGACGCACAGGCTACGTACCGGCAGGTGATTATTGATCAGCGAAGTGTGTTCCGTCAAGAGGTAGGTGAACTTCTTGAATCATGTAGTTGAAACTGTGCGCCAAAAGTTGCGCACGATAGAACCTAATTCTTTGCTGAATGCTGATACATGGTTGACACTTCTGCCAGAGTTCGGGTTTAATCACGAGAACCCCAAAGAACTACCAGCAGAGATGGTGTTTCAACCTGGTCTTGGATTGCGTATATGGCAGTATCCAAATCAGTTCTCCCCTTACATGGCTTGGCTGGTATCCAAGGCAAAGCAAATCAATTCATATATGGAGATTGGCACTCGACACGGTGGCACCTTTGTGATGCAGGTCGAAACCTTGCGTCAAATAAATCCTGATTTCAAGACATCAGTAGCAGTGGATTTGATGGATCAACCTGATCTGCTAACAGGATATAAATACAGGCAACAGGATTCGCAAAGCAAAGCCTTCTCACAATGGGTCAGCAAACAGTTCTTTGACTGCATCTTTGTTGACGGCGACCACAGCTATGAGGGTGTCAGAAGAGACGCAGAATCAACCATCCAACGATGCAACATTCAAGTATTTCATGACATCAGTTCAGACTCCTGTTCAGATGTCGGTATCTACTGGCAGGAACACAAAACCAGCCACAATGCGACTCATGGTTTTGTTGAGTTTGTTGACCAATACGACTCGGTTCAAGGATCGTTCCTCGGAATAGGTGTCGCCTACCGTAAGGACTGGATTGTGTTGAAGTAGTATTGGGACACTATGACCATCACCAATGGCTACGCAACAAAGAACCAGATCAAAGCTGCACTTCGTATTGGTACAGCTGATGTTGTTGACGACGATCTGATCGACAACTGTGCTGGTGCTGCGTCACGTCTCATTGATGGGTATTGCAACCGTAAGTTTTGGGCTGTTGGTTCTGCAACATCTCGTGTGTATCAAGCAGAGAACGAGTTCTACTGCAACATTGACGACATCTCTGGAACAGCAATCACACTCAAAACTTCATCGTTCCCAGGTAACGGATTTGATGTCACTTGGACTGTGACCGATTATCAGTTGGAGCCGTTGAACGGAAACCTTGATGGACTCACATGGTCGTATGACAAGATTCGTGCTGTTGGCGATTATCTATTTCCAACTGTGAATGCCAACTATGGTGAGCAAGCGTTGGTTCAGGTGACAGCAAACTTTGGTTGGCCGTCCATACCTGAACCAGTCACACAGGCAACGATCATTCAGGCTTCACGTTTGTTCAAACGATACGACAGTCCGTTGGGTGTTGCAGGGTTTGGCGACATGGGTGCTATCAGGGTGAGCCGTGCGCTTGACCCTGATGTGGCACAACTTGTCGAGCCATACCGGCGCATGCGTCTATTCGCATGAGTTCAGCAACTACCGTCTCCCAAATCAAAGCTGGTTTGGCTGCGAACCTGTCAACTGTGTCAGGGCTTAGGGCTTACGCCTATCAGCCCGACAATGTGAACACCCCGTTCGCTTGGCCGTTGCTGGATTCAATTCAGTACAACGGGGCTATGGGTGGGGGTTTGATTACTCATAAGTTCACGGTGTCTGTTGTGGTTGGTCGTGCTGCTGAGCGTACTGCTCAGTCAACTTTGGATGGTTATCTGTCTTATGCTGGTGCGACTTCTATTCGGTCTGCGATTGAGTCTGATCGAACTTTGGGTGGTGTGGTGCAGGATTTGATTGTTGAGTCAGCGAATAACATCTCTACTCTTGAGGCAAATGATGCAACATATTTGGCGATTGATTTTGTTGTTACGGTGTACGCCTGACCCCTTGCCAACAGTTAGTTGTGGCGTGTAGTGTTATCGCATCGGCTCAGCCGAGCAGAATCCCAACTCGATAGCCGATAAGGCAGGAGCATAATCATGGCAAAGCAAGTTCTCACAAACGTGGCAGTGACATTCGGTACTGCTGCAACCGACATCAGCAGCTACGTCACAAGCATTACTCTGTCAACGACAGCTAATGAAGTTGTGACCTCGGCAATGGGTTCCTCTGCTGTGACTCGTATCCAAGGCATGATTGACAATTCGGTCACGCTTGAATTGCAACAGGATTATCCAACAGTTGAGAAGTTGTTTTGGGATGCATTCTCTGCTGGCACTGCTGTTGCTATGACAGTCAAGCCAAACGGCACTGGTTCGGCTTCATCAAGCAATCCTTCGTATGCGTTCTCGGTGCTACCTACTTCATGGAGCCCTGTGAATGGTGCTATCGGCGACCTAGCCACCGTCTCAATCACGTATCCAATCTCTGGTGCAATCACCAAGACAGGTACTGGCGCATAGTTTTTTAATAAATCCAATCCCTTACCTGCGGAGGTAGAGAATGAAAATAGCACTCAGTTTGACTAGTGCATTAGATAACAAACAACGCACAATCATTGCTGCGTTTCCTGACTTCATTGCGTTTGAAAATAAATACAATCGCAGTGTTGCCAAGTTTGAAGCCGAACTGACATTGACCGATCTTGCATACCTTGGATGGCATGCAGAGAAACGGTTGAAGAAGACTGGGTTGGACTTTGAATCATGGTGCGAAGAGATTGAAGCACTCGAAGTGGGAGATAGCGCAGACGCAGTGATCGTCCCTTTGGAGACAAGTCAGCACACTGGGTAATTTCCTATCTCGCTTGCGAGACTGGAATATCGCCGAGTTCACTGC